ATTGTTGGTAATGTAATTGATATGTGGTATGAAGAAGCAGCAAACTTCAAATCAGCTGAGGATTTTGACCAAACTAATCCAACGTTCGTCCGACAAAAACACCCGTTAGCTAAAGACGTTAAAATCTTCTATTCATATAACCCACCTAAGAACCCGTATGATTGGATTAACGAGTGGATAGATGCAATTGAAGGGGACAATAATAAACGTGTTGAAAACGGACAAGATCCTCGCTATTTGATTGATAGCTCCACCTACTTAGATGACACCTTGGGCATTAATAGTGAGCAAACGCTAGCAGATATTGAGCGGTTTAAACAAAATGATTACGACTATTATCGTTGGCTGTATCTGGGTGAAGTAGTTGGATTAGGCACTAACATCTACAACATGAACCTTTTCAATCAGATTGAAGATATTCCAGACGATGATTACATTATTGGTATGTACATTTCAGCCGATACAGGACACGAAATATCGGCAACTGCCTGTTCATGTTATGCATTAACTCGTAAGAAGCGGATAGTATTGCTTGATACTTATTACTATTCTCCAGCAGGCAAAGCGAATAAGAAGTCACCTAAGGAATTATCAGACAACCTACATCATTTTATTCAACGTATGCGTGATAAATACGGCAACAAGATTGTTAAAATGACTATGGATTCAGCCGAAGGTGCTTTGCGTAATCAATACTATGCTGATTATGGCACTGCTTGGCATCCAGTCAATAAATTAAAAAAGGTCGATATGATTGATCGTGTTCAGAACTTGCTTGCCCAGGGCAGGTTCTTTTATTTGCCTACAGAAAATAATGTTAAGTATTTTATTTCAGAACACCAAAAGTATCAATGGGACGGCGATACGTTAGAAAACGACGACCCTAAAGTTGTCAAAGAAGATGACCATACTTGCGATAATTTCCAATATGTTTGTTTAGACAATGAACGTGACTTTGGTTTGAGGTGGTAAATATGGATTTAATTAAAAAGATAAAACAATTCTTTAAAAAAGGGGGCTTAAATATGGGAATGGGGAACTCGTTAGTAAATATAACTGACGATCCACGGATTGAACTACCGATTGCTGAAGTCGAACGAATTCAAAAAGATATTCAATACTTTACAGGAGATTTTCCAGACGTTGAATATATGAACAGCCGTGGTAAACATCGAAAACGTAAGTTCGAGTATCTCAATGTGGTTAAACTGGCGTCAAGGCGGATTGCGTCAATTGTATTCAACAGTAAATGCGATATTGCTATTGATAACGACCAATCAACTAATGATTTTATTAATAAGGTATTGGAAGATAATAACTTCTTTAATCTGTTTGAAGAAGCACTGGAAAAAGGTGCTGCCTTAGGTGGATTTGCTATGCGTCCGTATTTAGATGGCAACAAGATTAAGATTGCTTGGATTAGAGCTGATCAATTTATACCGTTGCATTCAAATACGAATAATATTAGTGATGCGGTTATTACTAGCCGAACACAAAAGATTGAACAAGATAAAATAATTTACTATACCCTGTTAGAATTCCACGAATGGGATAGCAATACAGGCGATTATCGCATTACTAACGAACTATACCGTTCAGATATTGAAAAAGAGGTCGGACAACAGGTACCACTTAGCACATTAGACGTTTACAAGGATTTAGATGACGAAGTTATCTTGCATGGATTAGTTCGTCCTTTGTTCGTTTATTTTAAGACACCTGGAGCAAATAACATTTCAATTGAAAGCCCACTTGGCACTGGCATTGTAGATAATTCAAAAACTATTATTGATACAATTAACAAAGTCCACGACCAGTTTTATTGGGAGATTGCATTAGGACAACGTCGAATTGCTGTAGATGCCAGCATGTTGGGGTCGAGTATTGATGAAGATGATGAAGTTCATCCCCCACTATTTGATTCTGATCAAAATGTTTATCAAGGTTTCTATTCCGACGGTAACAATAGCATCGGTGTAAAAGATATGACATCTCCAATTAGGAGTACAGAATACATGGATGCATTGAACCATTTTATTACTGAATTTGAAACACAAATCGGATTATCTACTGGTACATTTAGTTATGGATCAGATGGTTTGAAGACTGCCACCGAAGTAGTATCTAACAATTCTATGACCTATCAAACCCGCTCTAGTTACCTAACAATGGTAGAAAAGGCAATTGATGAGTTGATTATTTCTATTTTAGAGCTGGCAAGTAACCGAGACTTAAACGGCGAAAATGTTCTGTATTCCTATGATTTAACAAAATTGCCAGACGTTAAAGTACATTTTGACGATGGCGTCTTTGTTGATAAAGACAAGCAAATGGAAGAAGACCTCAAAGCATTATCAGCTGGCGTATTATCCAAACAAACGTTCTTGGAGCGTAATTATGGCATGTCTACTGATGATGCACAAAAAGAGATTGACCAAATTAATAACGAACAACCTGAACCACCTATCACGGGCGATTATGAACAGAACACTGGTTTTGGCAAGGGCGATGATGATGAATGATAACACCCGATTCTATGAGTAAAGATGCTCAACGAGTCACTGATTTATATGAACAATTGGAGCGTCAAATATTCAATTTAATCATCAATATGTTGAAAGACAACAACTTAGGTGAAATTGATTCTTCCAATGTATTGCAATGGCAACAACAGCAGTTGAACCAACTTAATAATGTGGTTAATGAATCTATAAAAATAGTATCGGGTAAGAATCCACGTATTGAAGCGGAGCTTAAACATTTAATTAAAGAAAATGGTCAACAAATTGTTAGCGAGGTAGACAACACGCTACAAAAACAAACTCATAAAACAGTGCCAGTCTCGGAAGAAGTAACCGATATGATTAGTTCATATTTAGAATCGGCATTCACTTCATTCAACAAACATATCAATTCAACAATGCTAAGTCGTAACGTGAGTGATAATGCTACAGGTAAAGTTTACCGTGATATTATCAATCAAGCCACAGCGCAAACAATTACGGGGCTTAAAACTCATGAACAAGCAGTTAATGGTGCTATTTATAAGTGGGTAGACGCTGGACTGCCTAGTACCTTAACTAACCGAGCTGGAAGTAACATTCCAATTGATTCATATGCTCGGACGGTCGTTAATACGTCTGCACATCAAGCTTTTAATAATCTGCGTTTAAAACGTATGGAAGACTATGGCACAAAGTTGGCTTTGATGAGTAGTCATACTTCATCACGTCCAGCTTGCGCTCCGATTCAAGGTAAAGTGGTTAACCTAGTACCTGAAAGCGATCCTAATTATGATAGTGAGTATGATAGTATTTATAATCATGATTATGGGAAGCCAGGGGGAACTCAAGGCATCAACTGTAGTCATATACTGTTTCCATATCATAAAGGTTGGAATACTAACAACCAGCCTCAATATGATCCAGAGAAAGCTATAGAAAATGGTGAAATTCAGCAAAAGCAACGTGGATATGAACGCAATGTTAGAAGATATAAAGAATTATTAGTGGCTGCTGAAAAGCTAAAAGATTCCAACGGGATTCAACATTATAAAGGATTAGTAGCTGGTAATCAGAAGCGATTACGTGATTTAGTAAAAGATAATGACTTTTTATATCGTGACTATTCAAGAGAAAAGATATATAAGTAAATATTTCGCCCTGAGCATGGCGTTAAAAGGCTTATTTTTTATACCAAAATTCGCTCGGAGCCGTTACTCCGGATAAAAACACGAAAGGAATTATGAGTATGAGACGAGAAGATTTACAAGAACTAGGATTATCTGACGAACAAGTTAACAGTGTCATGGCTAAACATTCAGCTGAACTAAATGATATGCGTACTAAGCTGACTTCAGCAGAACAAGAACGCGATTCATTTAAGGGACAACTAGACAGTAATCAAAGTGAGCTAGCTAAGTTCAAAGATTCGCAAAAGGATAACGAAGCACTGCAAGACCAATTAAAAGAATTGCAAGGCAAGTTTGACGAAGTGAGTGAACAATCAACTAATGAACTAGCTAAAGTGCGAAAGGAAAGTGCGATTGATTTAGCATTAGTTAAATCGGGCGCACGTAATCCTAAAGCCGTAAAAGCATTATTGGATAATGATGCAATCAAGCTTGATGATGAAGGCATGCATGGATTGAACGACCAGCTGGATAGTTTGAAAGAATCAGATGGATATTTGTTTGAAGGAAAAGAACCGGACAAGCTTAAACCATTCGCCGGAGGTAATCCTAGTGGTGGAGCACCAGCTAATGATAATAAGTTAGCCGAAGTTTTAGGACTAAAAGGAAAATAGGAGGAATATATAATGGCACAAGCAATTAATTATGTTACAAAAGATCAAGGTATTTACGACCAAAAGATTAATCAAGGATTATTAACTACAGTATTAGGAGTTCCCGAAGTAGATTTAGTTAATGGAGGCAAGTCTTTCACCTTAACTACAATTTCAACATCAGGATTACAAAATCACACACGTGGTAAAGGATTTAATTCTGGTACAGTTGGAAACGATAAAAAGGTTTACACCATGGGACAAGACCGTGATATCGAGTTCTTCGTTGATTCACAAGACGTTGACGAAACTAACCAAGATTTAGCAGTTGCCAATATTTCAAAAGAATTCATTGAAGACCATGTTCAACCAGAATTAGACGCTTACCGTTTCTCTACTTTAGGTAAAAAGGCTGTTGAAGCTAAACAAACAGCAGACGAAACTTTAACAGTAGACAATGTTTATAGCCGATTGAAAGCAGCCATCTTGCCTTTGCGTAAGTATGGTCCACAAAATATCGTTGGTTTTGTATCTAGTGAAACTATGGATTTACTTGAACGCTCAAAGGAATTTTCACGTTCTATTACTAACCAAAATGTCGGAATTACAGCATTAGAATCACGTGTGACTTCGATTGATGGTGTTCAATTAATTGAAGTTTGGGACGAAAGCCGGTTCTATAGCGATTACGATTTCTCAGACGGCTACAAACCTGCTACAGATGCAAAACCAATCAACTTTGAATTTGTTGCTAAACCATCTGTTATTCCAGTTGTTAAAGAAAATGCAATCTACATGTTCGCTCCTGGACAACACACAGAAGGTGACGGATATCTTTACCAAAACCGTTTGTATCATGATATTTTTGTTCGTGATCAAAAGAAAGATGGCGTTTACGTATCTTATAAAGCAGCAGCAACAGCATCAACATCGTCAAAATAGTAACGCCACCAAAGATCTTAATAACTAAAAGCAAAAAAGGTGGCGTCAATGCATCAAGTACAGCAACAGCTAGTGCCACTGATTAGGGGGCGATTCCTTGTATCTAACTTATGATGAATTTAAAGCCTTGGGGATTTCTGATATTTCCGAGGAAAATTTCAATGAAGCTATTGCTAAAGCTGAAATCCAAATTGATATGGTAACCAATTACTTTTACGCAGACGGATTGTATGACTTGCAAAGCGATTTAATTAGTCCTAAAAAGCTCTTAAATATGCGAGCTAAGGCATTTAAGAAAGCTTTAGGCCTAATTATCTGTTATGCGATTGAAACGGGTGTATCAAGCTCTAACAATGCAATCTCTGGGAATGTTAAGAGCATATCGATTGGGCGGACGCATTTAGATACTTCAGGGACTGCTTCTGTTACTTACGGTAAATCAGCCGTACCTAACGAAGCTATGGCCTTATTGTTTCACTGGGGACTTTTGTACAAAGGAGTGGATTACCGATGATACCGAGAGTGCCACGCAGGTTGTGTAACCAGTCCATCATTTTAAAACTAAAAAACGGTAAAACCGATTTGTACAACAAACCATATTTTGATGATTACCAAATTGATAATATGATTTATCAACCACAAATCATCTATTCAGGCGATAACAATAGTCGAAAAATAACGGCTAATGCAATCGCCTTTTTATATCCAGGAATAAGCACCAACGTTCCTAAATTAAAAAGTACACATATAGGTTCTAAAGTGGTTTTTGATGGTGATGAACTAACAATTACCAATATCGTTACTAATTTAGATCCATACAGCAACGAGGTTTATTCGTACGAACTGGAGGTGTTGTAATGTCGATTGAAGTTAACATCAACGATAATGGATTGAAAGATATGCCATTGAGAATTGATAAGGCACAACACGCCTATGGTAATCAAGCCTATGCTGATATGAACATTTACGTACCAAAGCGATCGGGGCATTTGAGAGATAATTCCAGCCTTAACAGTAACTATAATCAGGCAAACTACCGAGAACCGTATGCTAAAGCTCAATATTATGGATTTGTTAATGGACATCGGGTTCATAATTATCACACTCCTGGAACAAGTCGACGGTGGGATTTACGAGCCAAAGCCAATCATATTGATTCATGGGAAAAAATAATCGTTAAGGCAGGTGGATTTGATGGACTTAGCTGAACGATTAGCAGAAAAAATTAATCTATTGAAAAATCTGCCCACAAGTATTCACATAGGATATTTAACTGTTGATGATTCATTACAGCTGTACCCAGCGCCAGGAAGTCGTACAATTTCACAAGACTGGTCTGGTATGCAAGAACGTGAACTTAACTTCGAGATTGCGATTAGAACGAACGATTCCGAGTTAGGCAGTAAATGCTTGTGGGATATTTCAAATGCTATCGATGGATTGAAAACACTTATTAGTAAAGATGGAAGTTTTGAATTTAATTCAATAGAAATGACGGGATTGCCTTTTATATCTGAACAAGATACGGAAGGGTTTTCTATATATTCATTGAATTTCAAAGTAAACATTGATCAACAAACGGAGGAATAAAAAATGGGAAAAACACATTTTGAATTAAACTTTAAAAATACGCTGGAAATTGATATCAACGGCGGAACAGATTTAACTGATGACAAAGCAAATGCTAGCTGGGCTAAATTGTCACGTGGCATTAGTACAATCACACCAGCAGCAGCTGATACGACTGATGCTACACCTTATTGGGATGGAGAAGGTTTTACCGATACTGAAGTGACAGGTAAGAACATTACATTTGCATTGTCCGGACATCGAGTTATGGGCGACCCAGCTCAAGACTACGTGGCAAGCCACTTCTTAGATATTGGAGACAAGTTACGTACACTAGCTCGTTGGACTGACCCCGCTGGTAATATTGTTGAATCAGTTGCAACTATGACATCTATTGTGCCATTTGGTGGAGCAGCTAATGTTAAGCAAACATTCAGCTTCACACTTGCATTAAATGGTAAGCCTGATTACACTCCAGCAAGCACACAACCTAATGGAGCTACTTCATCAGCAGCCTCTCAATCTGCTGGAACTGCTTCATCAGCAAGCACTCCTTCTTCAGCAAGCACTCAATCTGGTCAATAGACCATAGACTGTAGCGTTGTCAAAGGCGTTACAGCCATTGTTTCAAAAATAAAAACAAATGAGGTAATGAAAATGGCAATTAATCTTGATAGTAAATTACAAACAGTAAAGGAATTTGTAGTTGGTGGAAAAACACGCAAAGTAGTTTATGATGACAAATTTATGGCATCCATCACAGAAGCTGATATTAGAATTGGCAAAGATTTAAATGAATACATTGATCCTGACAAGGAAACTATCGAAAAATTCAATAAAAAAACAGCCGTTGAACAGCTTGAAATTTACAGCAATCTTCAATCGAAAGTTAAGAACGATTTAGTTAACACGCTTGATTCTGCCTTTGGGGAAGGTGCTGGTGAAGAATTGTATGCATATTTTAACCACTCAACTAATTCACTTTATGCAATTGTTGAAGCATTGAGCGAATATTCAGATGTTGTTGAGCAAGAACAAAAGTCTGGCAAAAGCAAGGTTAAAAGTTATTACGAAAAAAAGAACCACAAGAAGTAGTCAACTATGATCAGCCTAACTAGTGAACTCGAACATAGCATTGTAATTGGTAACCGAATAGCTGAGGTCGATTTTACATTTGATGTGGTTCTTAAATGGTATGAGCTGTTAGAAGACGATTCTATCAATGACATAGAAAAAACATTGATAGGATTTAAGATGTTTATTGGTGAAACCAGTGAATATGATGAACAACAAGTAGTTGAAGCAATGCAATCTATTAGTGATTATCTATCACAATCAGCTTACGGAAACTTTGATGATGAAGAGATAGAACCAGAATTTGAAGTAGAACCTGAGCCACCGACTAAGTACTATTCATATACAAAAGACGCCGAAGCAATTTATGCGTCTTTTTTGTTTGACTACAATATTGATTTAGTTGATGCACAAGGAGTGATGCACTGGGATAAATTCAAGGCGCTTTTTAATAACTTGAGTGAAAAGTCACCCTTTCAAAGGATCGTTAATATTCGCCAAACCGACCCTAACGAATATAAAGATGACCCTAAAGCTATGCAAAAAATCATTGAAGCACAAGAGTTTTATCGTTTAGAAGATGAACAAAACGTTCAAGCGCTAGATATGCAAATGAGCAGTATGTTCGACATGCTCAAAAATCAAGCGAAAGGAGGTTAAAATATGGCGGATGGAGCAATAAATATCGACCTGAAACTCAAGTCTGATAAGTTTAACCGTGAAATTAAGGAATCAGATAAATTAGTAAGTGAGTTTGGTAAGAATGCTGGAGAAAAGTTAGACAAGGCATTTAAAGATAATACCGATAAAGTAATTAACAAAGCTAAGCTAACAAAAAAAGAGATTAAAGCCCTTTTTGATAAAGATACTAAAGTTAAGATTGTCGCAGAAGCTGAAAAAGCTGGAATTAAAGACTTCCAAAATGTATTGAAGAAGCTACCAAAACAACAAAAAATTGAACTTTTTGCCGAGATGAAAGATAAAAGTACAATTGATTTCAGCAAAAAACTCAATAATATTAATAAAGAATTACGTGACGATATCGGGAAACTTAAATCCGCCTATGAAAGCACTAGCCACGTTCAAGATTCTTATATAAACAGATTAAAGGCTGAGGGACGCAGCGTTGAAGCCAATAAGGCAGAATACCAAAAATTACGTTCTTCCATAAATAATGAATCAGAACTTTATCAAAAAGAGCATCGATTACTAACTAATATTCGCAATGATAGAACAAAAGATTCCTCAGAAATTGCTAAGCAAACTGTCAAAGTGAACGACTTAGCAGCATCACTTGCTAGAAACACTAATAAGATGAAAGAACTAAGCAAAATGCAAAGTTCATTCAATCGTAATCCTTTCACTAAGATGACTAAAGGATTGCTAGGATTGAATAAGCATGCTGAAAAGTCGGAATCGGTATTCAAAAAAGTATTCTCTGGAGTGTTTTGGGGCGGAGTTGCTCAAGGTGTAGCAAGCACGGCTATTCATGGTATTACTATGGGTATTGGTGGCATGATTAAAGCTGGTAATGAATTTAACAAAGAGCAACAAGTCATGAACGCCACTTGGACTACATTAACAGGAAGTGCTTCAAAGGGTAAAGGATTTGTTAAATCTATTAATGACATGTCTAATGCTTTTGGGCAATCCAGTGATTTAGTCAACGAATTAGATCAACAGTTTTATCATGTATTAAATAAAAAAGGGCCTACCGAACAGCTTACTAAATCAGTTCTAACCATGGCTGATACATTAAATATGAGTGCAGATGATACAAAACGTTTAGGTCTTAACTTTACTCACATGATGAGTTCTTCCAAAATGCAATTAGGCGACTTCAATATGATTTCTGACCAGTTGCCAATGTTTGGAGAACGTTTGTTGGATTATGAGCGTAAGATGCAACATAATAATGCACTAAATATGTCCGAACTACGTAATCAGATGTCAGCTGGTAAAATTAGCGCTCAAGATGCCGAAGCCGTGATGAACGGACTGGGTCAAAAGTACAAAGATGCCAGTGAGAACATGATGAAAACAGCCGCAGGTGCTGAACGTGCAATCAAAGGACGGTTTAATGTATTAGCTGGCGCACTAGCCGAACCATTTACTAAGATGCAAAGCCCTATTTTTGAAGCAGTTTCTAAATGGGTATCTGATAAAAGAACTGAGAAAGAATTTTCAAAAGTAGGGGCGGCTGCCTCAAATGGATTCAAAACCATTACAGAAGCTTTAGCTAAAGCTCTCAATATTAAAGATGCACCGAAATCTATGAACCATTTTATGGATGGATTAGCAAAAAATATTGAATCTATTTCTGATGTAATTGCTAAGCATTCTAAACAAATTGTTGGTTTCTTTAAAGGTTTATGGAGTTCAATTAAGATTTTTGGAACTATCGGAATTGGTTTCTTTAAGGGATTAATTGGTGGTATCGGTGCAATTCTTACACCCATAGCTAAGTTAGTTGGTCACAACAAAAAAGTCAAAACCCTTTCTGGCACGCTGGAAGAACTCTCTAAGCACAAGAAGGGATTGGAAGAGATAGGTAAGGCAATTGCTACAATCTTTATCGCTCGCAAACTAGCCACATTTGCTACAGGCATAGCAGGAGTAATCGGGCAATTAGGTAAACTACAAACAGCATTCTTTGGTGTAAAGACTGCCGCAGCCGAAGCCGGTGAAGCCGAGGAACTTGCTACCACCATGAGTGGTGGCGGAGGTGGTTTCTTGGGTAACATTTTCAATCGAGGAAAAGGTGGAGCAAAAATAGCCGAAGAAGCTGGTGAAATGAGCCGAGTTGCTAGAAACGGTTCAAAGCTTGGCATGTTGTCAAAATTAAAAGGCATGAGTAAATTTGGTAAGTTAGCTGGCGGAGCGTTAGGCGTTGGAGACGTATTAATGGCTGGTACTGATTTACTGGGCATGACGAAAAAAACAGCCGGTTCTCATATTGGTGCTTTTGCTGGTAACTTAGGTGGTGCAGCTGCAGGTGCGGCAGCTGGTACGGCTATTCTCCCAGGGATTGGTACTCTCATAGGTGGTACTGTTGGCGCATTAGGTGGCGAAAAACTTGGTAGAACTCTGGGCAAGCAGATTCAAAAAGGGTTGTTTGGAACTAAATTAAAAGTACCTAAAATTAGTACAAAAAATGCTCATGATCAATTATTAAAAGAATCAAAATCCTATTATTCTAAAAAACAAAAACAAGCTTTAGATGACTTAAAAACGCTAAAGAAAAACGGTGCTATTTCAAATAAAGAGTATGAAAAAGAAGCTGAAGCTATTAAAAAATCTGGTCAAAAAGCTAATTCTTACGATAAGAAGAATAAAAAAGATCAAACAGCTATTGCTAAGTATTATGCTCAAGAAAAGCAGAAATTAACCGAAAAATGGAATAGTAAAATCGAACGAGATGAGAAGCTTTACGGTAAGCATTCAACTCAAGTTCAAAAGGATATTAATGATAAGAAAAAAGCCCTTGATAAACAGCGCCTCAAGTTTGCTACTAAAGTAACTGGTGATGAAGCAAGGCTACACACTACTTTAGCTGGTAAAATCAAACGAGCCAATGAAAAAATGCTAAAGGATGACGAAAAACTAACTGACAAAAAGAAAAAATTAAGTCGTAGTGAAGTTAAAGAAATCGTAAAAAATGCTGACAAAGAATACGATTCAGTCAAGAGTGCAGCCAATAAAAAATATAAAGATGTAGTTAAGGCAGCTGATAAACAGCGTGATGAAACTATTAATGCAGCAAAACGTGAATATTCTGGTAACTCGAAGTGGGCAAAAGATAAACGCAAATCAGTTATTGATGCTGCTAACAAACAACATGATCGGGTAGTTAATCGAGCTGAAAAGCAAAAGAACGAAGCGATTGATAATGCAAAATCTGAAAAAGATCGAGTTTCAAAACATGCAGATGATCGTTATAAAAACGTATCTAAATCCGCTGATAATGAATATGAAGCTCAAAAAAAGGCTAATAAAAAGAAGAAAGACGACAATAGTGGTTTCTTCCATACAGTTGGTACATGGTGGAATAAATTTACAAGCGGAATTAGTAGTCTGTTAAAAGTATTTGGTGATAGTAAGTTCAAAGCACCTGTAATGCCGGTACAATACGCTACTGGTACTGGATTCTTTTCTGGATCTAGACGACCAATTACTAAGGCAACGCCAGTCATGCTGAATGATGGTTTTGATTCGCCCGAGACCGGTAATCGAGAAGTTGGTATTTTGCCTAATGGTGAATTATTTAGTCCACAAGAGCGTAACTGGACAGGTATCGTTCCAGCTGGAACTGAAATTTTAAACGCTACCGAAAGTAAGATGCTTTTTGGTGGAGGATTAAAACATTTTGCAAGTGGTACTGGTTGGTTATCAGGCATTGGAAAGTTTGTTGGTGGTGTAGTTAAGGGTGCTGAAAATGTCTATAAATCGATAAAGAAGAAGTTTGAACTAGCTAAAAATATTATTAGTAATCCTGGTAAAGCGCTAGACAAATTGATAGGCAACCCTCAAAAGCAAAAGAACTCATTCTTTGATAAGGTAAGTGGTGATGTATTCAAGCCTATTAAGAAGCAAGCCAGCAATTGGTGGTCAGCACTATGGGATAAAATTAGCGGTGCAATGGATGACGAAGGCGGATTTGGCGGTGTCTGGGCTAAAAGTCCAGGTCACGGCTGGGAAGTAACATCAGGATTTGGTAATCGTGGAGCAGTATCAGGTGGCTATTCCGCACATGATGGTGTTGATTATTCCGGTGCAAAAACTGTTCACGCCATGCACGGTGGTACCGTATCATATGTTGGTGGGCCGCCAGCTGGCTGGGGTGGCGCAAATGGTATTGGACAAAACTTAGTAATTAAAGCCGATGACGCCAGTGTAATTTATCAAGAATTAAATGGAAAATATGGTTCTGGTGCAGATATCTTAGTCAAAAAAGGAGACAAAGTTACAACTGGTCAAGCAATTGCTAAACTTGGTCCAAGTGGAACTCACGTTCACGTTGGTGTTTCTAAAGGAAATCCATTCAGTCATTCTGGAACAACCACTAAGGGCTGGTACGATATTCGTGATATGAAAGCTTCAAAATCTGATGAAAAGCAACAAGATAAATCTAAAGATACTGGATTAAGTGGTTTTATCGAAAGGCAATTTGGTAAAAGTTTCTTTAGTAGAATTGCGAAGATGTTTGCACCATTTATTGAAGATGCTGGTGGAAGTGGAACTGGTGATCCAGGCGGAGCTGGTGTACATCGTTGGAAATCTGACGTTGAAAGTGCCTTGAGTAAACTTGGACTTTCAACTAGCGCAAGCATGGTTAATCGTGTTTTACGTCAAATAAATACTGAATCTGGTGGTAATCCTAAAGCAATGGGCGGTACTGATGGTTTGGCCGATGGACACGCAGAAGGATTGATGCAAGTTAAGCCTGGAACTTTTAGGGCTTATCATTTACCTGGTCATGGCAATATTTGGAACGGCTATGACAATATGTTGGCTGGTTTAAACTATGCCAAACACCGGTATGGTAGCGGACTAAGTTTCCTTGGCAACGGGCATGGATATGCTAATGGTGGCTGGGGAATACCTGGCGAAGTAAGTTTCTTCAATGAAGTACCAGGAGAACCTGAAATAGCGATTAATCCACAACGTCAATCTTCCGAACAACATATTGCCGAGGCAATGATTGCCAGAGCTAAAAATAATCCAAATGGATTTGCTGCTAAGGCTTTGGATGTTGTTACGAAAGCTAAACGTCAAGTTCAATCCATGCAATATACACAAAGTCCAAATACCAGCGTAGCTGGAAATGTCAATATCTACATGGAAATTGATTCAAAGACTGTTGCTAAAACAACATATCCAACTACCAAATTATTACTTGGTAAAGATATTGTTATTTCAAATCATAGATAGCGAGGTGGTTAATATCAGACCAAAATTTAAAAGTACATTTTTAATTCAAAGGATGGACGGCACAACGTATGACTTAGGTAAGATGGGAATTAGAGTTCGTTCGTTCGACCCCCCCAGCCCATCTTACCAGCATACATTCCAGCAAGTCGGTAAATATAATGCAGTATTAACCGATACTAAAGTTAGTCAGCTAGTAATTCCGTTTGTCTTTGATATGTACGCTAACGATAATTACGATTATGAATTGCAACGAATGCAAGTTTCAAAAATATTTGAGAGTAGCGAACCATTTTATATTATTAATTTACGAATTCCATTCTTGAGGTGGAGAGTGGTTGCTGATGCATTTTCTATTCAGCGATTGGATAATTATTATAAGGCATCCAGCATTTCTGTAAATCTTAATTGCATTGATGGATATGCTCAAACTGTTGCAACGACGCTTGATGATATTGAGAATGATGGTGATAAATGGGGGCTTGGAATTGGGTTTCCTAAAGATAAAGCCGTTCAATATAAGTTCACGAACGAAACTACATTTGAAGTATTTAACGCATCAATCATCCCCTTGTTAGCTGATGATAAGCCGGTAAAAATTACGTTTAACGGAACCGTTAATAGTGATTTAAAGATTGAAAATCAGACAACTGGTCAAACTTTCGAATTTACAAAACCGCTCAAAAAATCAGAAACACTAATCATAGATGGACTGATGCCAACGGTTAACAATGTAAATCGTTATACTGATAGCAACCATGCATATTTGGATTTTGCCACGCAATTCAATCAAATCAATATAATTGGTGCTAGTGATTTTACAATTTCTTTTGAAACTAGGTTCTATTATTAGGGGGGAACATGTTAATTATAAAAAATGTTCAAGGAACGCAGAACGCATTAAAAACGGTTGATGATTTGACCCTTACACAAACATTAGGGTCTATTGATCAACTTACTTTTAATTTTATCGATAATGCTGACAATAAAGTTGCTTCAGAACTAGTCATGCCACGAAGCATTGTTACCGTTCCTGAAAATAATCAACAATATATAATTACTACACCGACGATTACACCGTTAGGACGGTATCGACAATATGCTGTCACCGCACTACATGTTGGGCAAACATTACATGATCGATACATCGACAAAACACTAACTAAAACTCAATCGTTAGATGATTGCATGAAGTTTATTACGCAAGGAACTAAGTTTACTTACGAAATTCATGATACGTTTAGTAACTATGCATTTTCTGAAGAATTTGGAAATGCACGTGGCGATGATCTATTAACCACCTTGGCCAATGATTTTGGATTTGAATATTACTTTGATAATTTTAAAATCCACATTTACAAAACTATTGGTAAAGAAAATTCTTTTCTATTTGTTGATGGAGCTAACGTATCAAAAATTACGGATACGGAAGATTATTCTAACTTTTCAACTCACATTAAGGGTACTGGTAAAACAACCGATGACAGTGATGGTAAAAAGTCAACGGCAATAGTGGCTGAATATACTAGCCCTTTAGCAGATAAATTTGGGATAATTGATGCTGATCCAGTATCAGATGAACGTTTTACAACGTCAGCAAGTTTGCAGGATTATTTAAAAAAGCAAGTTAAAGATTATCCCGAGGTGCAGTATACGATTGAATGGGCAGATTTTAGCAAGAATGCAAAATATCACGATTTGAATGGTATAAAAGTTGGCAATAGTGGTTATCTTAGAGATCGTTACGGAATTGATGTTTCAGTTAGGATTACCGAGCTGGTTTACAACCCTCAATCAAGTACAGTTACGCCACAAATAACGTTTGGCAATAAGCTGTTTAATTTAACTACATGGTCTAAGGCTATTACGAAAGCAAATAAAGATAATTCCAAGCTTTCAAATAAATTTAAACAGGATTTAGCAAATGTGGAATATATGGCAAATTCTGCATACGATTCACGTTTGTTTGGGAAGGTGGTTGGAGAAAGTGAGTACTAAAATAGTTCAATTAAAAGCTCGTAACGAAGATCCCGATATAGGATTATTAAAGGATGAACCGTTTTATGTGGTTACTTCAGCAGATGCAATAATCGGATTAGATAGATCCATTGCTAAACAAACTATTACCTATCTGCCAGCCACTGAAACGGTTGATGGATTAATGACTGCCGCTGATAAAAAGAAACTTAATGAAATTAAAACAGAGCCTTTAGAGGGGATTAAATTCAAGTCTCCGGATGGTTCTGTTTTTGTTTTATCCGTTGATAACGATGGTAAACCAGTATTTACAAAAGAGGAGGAAGTGTCTGATGAGCAAGGTCAAATTAGCTAGAATTAGTAGTCTAGAAGAAGACTACAAAATTATTTATGGCAATTATCTGATTGTTCATGATAACGCTAGTAAAATTATAGATATTTTATACAAAGCTAATTGGATTGATGAGTTAACACTACCTTCGAATGATGATTATGCTGATAATAATGATAGATCTTTTTATTTATGGAGAAAAAGTATCACTACAACCATTAATAACATTATTACAGAGGTTTCAAATGTTTTTAACGAGGAAGGATTATATGTTCCTCCCGATTACAATGAGCTACAGTATATTGAACTTTGGATGCCTGAAATTCTTGTCTATAGTCAATATTATTTTGACAATATGAATAACAACTTTTCAAAAGTTGAGACAAGAATTAACGATTTTTACAAAATTTTGGAAGATGCAAAATTGATCAAAAGCAAAGAATACCGACAAATTGATATCGTCGGTGATTCAATTACCTATGGTATGGGGGCATCAACTCCTAGTAAAGATTACGTATCGGTTTTAGAAAAAGAAATTAGAATACCAATCAAAAATGATGGAGTCAGTAGCGCCACTATCCAGAACGGGAGCAATAATGACCAAATATCATTTATCAATCATGTTAAAAAAATTGATTTCAGTAAAAGTAATATTGTCATTGTATTTGGTGGTACCAACGATTTTGCACAATCATTACCAGTAGGCAAGTCTACTGATGCGACTGATAAAAGTTTGATAGGTGCTCTAAAAACTGTGATTAATCAGATTAAGAAAAGTAATCCGAATGCTTTGGTGCTGATTATTCCGCCTATGTGGCGGGCACGGATTAATGACAGTAGTAAGTTCGTTGATATTAACACGGTACCTAATAGCGCAGGTGTTTTATTCAAAGAGTACTTTAATGCAGTAGTAAAGATAGCTAAGGATTATAAAATACCCTATTTGGATTTATTTAATAATTCAGAAATTAATCAAAAAAATTATAAAGATTATCTAGCCGATGGGTTACACCCTAATGACAAAGGACACCTATGGTTAGCTAATAAGGTACACAATTTTATATTAAATAATGTAGAGACACCTAATAATTTAAAATAGGTGTCCTTTTTAGGAGGAAACAAAATGGCAAATGGACCACTAATTATTGATTTAATGCATCCAATGGATGAAGTTTTACAATTTCCAACGATTGGGAGAGTAAGTGATCAGAGCGTTGATATACCACTATGGATTAAATATGACGGTCAGCCCTACGACTTAACAGGTTATCAGTTAGGATTTTATGGTCGAGACGCTAAAGGTGTAGCCAAGATTGCTTTGCAAGATCCAGTTGGACCAGCGATTCAAGCAGGCCGAGTGACTTTCACAATGCCAGGTGCCGCATTCCAAGCCGCAGGGCAATATCAAGAAGCTTGGTTCCGTATTGAAAAGGACGGTCAATTAGTTAGTTCGTTAAACGTTCAATTTAATGTTTTAGAAAACAATGTTGAATTTGGGGTAGATGATGAACCTTATTATTCAGAAATTGAGAAATTAATTGCCGATTTTAAAACAGCGATTGATAACACCGAAAATGATGCATTAGCAGTTATTGCAGAATATAGAAAAAAATTCCAAGATATTATTACAGAATACCAGCAAAAGTTTCAAGGCGTTGTTGATGATGCAACTTGGATGATGAATCAATTAGATATCATCGAGGCAAAAATCAAATCGAATGATATTGCTACAAATTCACAATTGAAACAAGCTATTAATGATATTAGTACAAGTCTAATGAGCGAAATCAATCAACGGCCTAAAAACTCAGACGTTGTAGATATGATTAAACGTGGATTTGCTAACTTTGATGGTGGAAATCCACATACAGTTGCTGACATAGCAACACTTAAATCACAATATCCTAAAGGTGCTAGCGGTGTATGGGTAACTCAAGATACAGGACACATGTATTTTTGGGATACAAATAGTGGTGGATGGATTGATGGCGGTGCTTATCAAAGCACGCAAGTTAAAGACGGTAGCATTGATATTACGAAACTGGCTGGAAACTCACAAACACCTATCTTCATTCCATCCAGGAACGGAATTCCTAATTATGATTCGGAAACCAATACTTTTGACTTTAGATGTAACACCGATTCGGCATACTTTATGATAAACAATAAAGTAATTCAAGTACCTCAACCACTCGTTATTAAGAACTCGGTGTTTGCAAATCCTGTTACGACATCTGCTAAGTTGATATACGATGCAGATTCTGGATCCTTTAGTTTCATTGGTTGGACTGAAAAATTAGGAATAAACCAAACGATGATCGGTGGATTACGTCGAAGTAATGAGGGATGGTTCTGGTCAGGATCTATGGACATTACTGTCGATGGTAAGGAAGTTAATCAGTACAATATCCCATCAAATACATTATTCAGCATTTCGAGTAAAGTAGCACCAGATTTTAATAGCAAGACACTAGAATTCAATTTTAACAGTCAAAACCATACGACTGCTACGTTGTTTATTGGCGATAGAGCGATCCCTGTTCCAGAAGGAACAATAGCAACACCTACTGAAGAAGCATTTACCGGTAACACGCTACGAATTGTTTTTAACGTGGTGGACTATTCTGCCAAGGTCATTAATTGGACTGAAGAAGTACCTCCATACTGCGTTGCGTTGGCCACTATTTTAATGAACTATCTAGGACGACCATTGATTATAGGAGGATTTCCATATACTATCGATGGTGCAGATCCGAACGCTGAAAAAAATAAAATTGAATTAACGCCTTCAAAAGATGGAGCGCCTATTTTTAATATCTCTGATAGGAGTTTAGATTTTAATTGTTATACCGACAGTGCATACATTATCTATGACGGTAAGTCTTATAGAATACCTAATCAAACTATAATCGAAAGCAATGGCGATTTTAAAGCCACCAGCATTAAATTTGCTTTTAATCCAGCAAGTATGGAATTCAAATCTTTGGGGTGGAATGAACCAGTAGAGCTTGGCTGGACAGTTATAGCTAGTGCTAGATTGACGGTTGGCAACGAAGTGCTATTTTCGGCAAATTTCCCGATTACCGTCAAAGGAGCTTCTTTTAAATCTAGAGCAACAGATAATCCACTTAACGCTAAGATTAAAGGTATTAATCACCGAGGCTTTAATACCGTAGCTCCCGAAGAAAGTCGTTCGGCTTATCTATTGTCAAAACAAAATGGCTATCACCACTGGGAAGGTGACATTAACTGGACTAAGGATAACGTGCCAATGATGATCCATGATTTGGCAATCAACCGTACCGCCCGCAATTTGGATGGATCGCAAATTAGCGGTACAGTCAATTTAACTGACTTAAATTATGCAGACTTGGCAAAATATGATTTCGGCATCGTTAAAGGGGATCGATACAAGGGAGAGCCACTGCTATCGTTTGAGGAGTTAGTTAAACTAGCTCGTTATAACGATACGTTCTTGCACATTGAATTTAAGTACGCATTTACAGACGAACAAGTTCAAATTCTTCATAATATTATAAAAAAATATAACATGTTAGACCGAATTGGTTGGCAAGCATTTGGTTGGGATAACTTAAAACCAATGATGGCTCTTGAACCTAATGGGCAATATGAACTATTAGGTGGCGATATTAACGATGATTATTTTAATAAAATGGATGCATTAAAAACGGACAACAATACAATCATTGCCAGTCAAGATGCTTCACGTAGTGTGGTGGATATTCAAAAGATTGCGGATAAGGGATATCCGATCTATCTTTGGACAGTTGACGATGGGGATACAGTTCGTAAGTTCCGCAACATTGGGATGGTGGAAGGCATCATGACCAATGGTGCAATTAATGTTGCAGATGAGTTAACTAAGTGATATCATTTTAACATGTAAAAAATAAACGCTGTGGAGCAGGAAATGTATATGATTAGAGGGATTTTTTACAGAGGTATGTCGCACACCACCATGCCAAATAAAGTAAAACAGGTATTTTTTAAAATGCTTGGAAATAAAATTGGATGTAACGTTACATTACAAAATTCGGTAAGATTTGATAGTGAAAACATTGAAGTATCTGATGGGGCCGTTTTGAATTACGGTGCACAATTAATCACTGGCGGTGGTAGTGCAAAAATTACTATTGGAGAAAATACACAAATCGGACCTGGAACTATTATTTGCACAATTTCGCACGAGATGGGGGATTCAAACAAAAGGGCAGGTAAGCGTGTCTATAAAGATATTGTCATTGGAAAAGGCGTTTGGATTGGAGCCAACGCTACAATTATCTCTGATGTTACCATCGCCGATGGCTGTGTAATTGGTGCAGGTGCTTTAGTTAATAAAAGTACGGAACCAAACGGTCTTTATGTAGGTGTTCCGGCTAAAAGAATAAGAGATTTGTAAACATCTACCTTAGTAGGTGTTTTTTATTTTGCAAATTAAGAAGAAAGAAGATGGAAAATTGCATACGTTGTTAGGGTTAAGTTGGGGGGAATGGGCATCAATCACAACTATTATTGTTTTTATAGCAGGCGTGATTACCCTGCTTTTTAAATACGTCGTTTTTGGCTCATTTCAGGCCGACATAAAAGATTTAAACAAGAATTTTAAAACGCTCAATAATAATCTGAGTGAATTAAGGACTGACATTGAAAGGCTAGATAAGCGTGCAGATGAGCATGACCGGCGGTTAGACCGACACCACGAACGGATTAAGGATTTACATGACAAAATATGGGGAGGTAGTTACTAATGAAAAATGTAAAAAACATCAACTGGCGTGATGGCAAGTTAATATCTGGATTGATTAGTTTAGGTATTGTGTTAATCCAACAATTAATGGTTGCATTTGGATTTACTTATCCAGTTGACTGGCAAAACATCATTGGAATTATTAATACCGTACTAACCATCCTAGGGATGTTAGGAGTAATTAGTGATACAACGGTTGTAAATAATTCGAAGGGGGACAATAACGTTGAATCTAAAAAATAAGCTAAAATGGGTTGTTGCAATCGCAGCAGCCTTTTTTGTGGGAACAACATTTGCTTCTAAAGTAAGTGCGGCAACCATTAACAACGATTATGCTTTGAGTTCAAGTCAAGGTTCATCACTACGAACCAACAACAACGTTGTTATTGCACATGCTACAGCAGTATATGCACCAGCTAGAAACGTAGCCATTTTTGAACATCGAACATGGTACAGTAACGGTGCTTACGTTCAGTATATTGTTGGTGATGGTGGCAAGATTTACCGAGTTGGTGCCGAGGGTTACCAAGCGTGGGGGGCTGGTTCATGGGCTAATGCAAACGCACCTGTTCAAGTTGAGCTGGCGCAAACATACGATAACGCAGAATTCCGCAAGGATTATGTAGCTTATGTTAACTTACTACGTTCAAGTGCAGTTAAATACCATATTCCAACCGATGTTGATAGTTCAGCATGGCGTGGGGTTAAGTCCCACCTTTGGGTAACCAATCACGTTTGGGGCGATCACACCGACCCTTACGGCTACCTTGCTAGCCATGGTGTTACTAAAGCTCAATTTGCGCACGATATTAAATATGGTTTTAGTTCAAGTGGTAACAACGTAAATCCAACACCTACACCAAATAAGCATAATAGACCAGTAAAACCAGCGAAAAAGGAAGCTGTTCACGTAACCTATGCCTTACATCAAAAAGGCAAACAATGGTTAAGCCCAGTCAAAGATTTTAACTCTGGATCAAATGGTTTTGCTGGTGTTCCTAATAGTAAACATGACATGCTATATATCAAAGTAAATCGTGGTTCAATCAAATACCGTGTTCACACAATTGAAGACGGTTGGTTACCATGGGTACACAAAGGTAATAAGAATGATACTGTTAACGGGGTTGCCGGGATTAAAGGTCACACAATCGACGGAGTGCAAATGTACTACACAACCCCATCTGGCGAGGCTTACCAACAAGCATACTATCGCTCACAAACTACGCAACGTACTGGTTATTTAGGTACATGTGCTGATAATGGCACAGTTTCTGGTTACGATAACTTTGCTGGAATGTTAGGTGAACCTCTGGATAGATTACAAATTCATATTAACGATAATAGCAAGTATTAATATAGAGTGTGTTTTATTTGAATATTTAAATTTAAAATGTTAGAGTTGCTTTACCCCCAGGATTTTGAACGTTATATCGAACTCCTTTTAAAAAGCCTATTCAGTTTAATTACTGGATAGGCTTTTTTGCTATGGCGAATAAGATTATAAAATGTACTGTAAGTAATTTATATTTACGCTATATCAGTATTTTATGTAACGTGTGTACAATAAAAATAGACGAATTTAGTTAATTATGTTAAATTGAATACATTCCTCGATTTGAATACTGTAGCTGAATACAGCGAAAGCCTCCTAGTGAACGCTAGGGGGCTTTCTTTAATGTAATCA